AGCAGTTGTAAGATTTCCTGTAAGATTAAATGCAGCATAAGAAGAAGCGTCTAAATTAATAGTACCACTTGTGGTAGATATATCTTGAATTGCAGTATATCTTGGTGCTAATTGGTCGTGGTCTACTCCATCATTAGTAATACTTAATGTAACATCTCCTGTTGAAGAACTTGCTGTAATACCTGTGCCTCCTGTTATACTACCTACATCTGCTGCATCGTCATTGTACAGTTCAGTAAAGTTGTCGTTTACTTTGTCAAAGGCAGTTCTTAATGGGTCTCCTGTACCATCGTTTGCTGCTGTACCTATATTAATTACTTGTTTTGCCATATTTTTTTATAATTGTGTTTTATCTGCTGTAAATACTGCATTATCTGCCGTTAAATTACCTCCAAAATAGCTAACCATATCTGCTGTAAACGGTGTTACTGGAACTGTCCCCCAACAGGTAGGAGCAGAAATATCGTTAACAGCAAAAGTTGACCATTGCGTGTTTTGACCCCAACTCTCGTTGGTAATCATTTCACAGTATATCTTTCCCCAATTTATTTGATTCGCCATCTCTCTTTTTTAAATAACTATTTAATTTGATTTCGTTTTCTTTTTTAGGTTTATAAACCTTCCTCTTTTTCTTTTCCATCATAAAACCCACCCAGTAAAGTTCACATCTCTCTCCGGATACATACCATCATTCTGGTTAGTGACATATTCAGGATATAAAGAACTGTTATAGTTCATATGATCCATAAATCTTTGTGTATAGAACTCAGCAGTTTCAGTTGCGTGATTTGCAAGGTTCTTAATTTCAGACTCACTCACAGATGTAGCATTCTCTGAATTATGCTTATATATTCCCCCGTTAGATATTTGATATGCTGCATAAGGGATATAAGTCGCTTGAGTATACCAAATAAGCATTGGCTTAATATAATCATTAACTAATGTTTCGTAATTACCAGATAGAGTACCTGCTATAATTTCATTTTGTAATTTCTCATATAATTTAGTGCCTAGGAATTGCTGAATCTCAGTATCCTGGGCCACCTCAACAAATTGAATTAATTTATCAGCATCTAGATTACCGTCAAATATTGACTTTCTCTTAAGCTCCTTTAGTGTTATAAATAATGCCTTCATATTATTCTTCCTCGTTAGGTTCTACTATTTCAGGTTCAACCTCTGTGTTTAACAACTCTTCCTCCTCTACTTTCTGACTAGATAGTTTCTCACCAGTCTCTTCCTCTCTCTTAATCTTAGTTGCGATATTGTCAAGTTCTGTAAACTCAATTGGTTGAAGAGTAGTGAAGTATAGGTCCAATAAGATACCGTTGAATGCAAGTAATTCTTTGAATGCATCAATAAGTAAAGTTTGGAATGGTCTAATAACAATATTGTCCATAAGGATAGAAGCAGTTCTAAGTTCTTCAGCATTATTACCGAATCCAGTATTGTCTTTAATACCCAATAAGATAGGTGATACAACACCGTGACCAATCATAATCTTTTCTCTACTTTCCTTTGCTAAGAACTCATATTGAGCGTGAGCATCCGGTAAGTGTATAGGTTCAACTGTAGACTGATCTTCTGAGCTTTCATTAAAGGCTAGTATAAATCTACCTGCATTAGAAGACCCACTGAATTTATCATATATCTTTCTTTCGATTCTCTCTTGAATCTCATCAGAAGGAATACCATTATTAAAGTTCAATAATAAAGAGGGTTGCAATCCATTCTTGATGTTGTTTAAATGATAGTTTGATACCTCTTCCTCTAAAGAACAATATTGTAGACACCCTTGATAATCTACTGGTGAGTAATAATAGAACCCTGCTCTATACGGTTTAACGCAGTATATTTCGATCTTATCTGACTTGCCACCGTTTTTATATGAAGGGATTCTTTTAGGCTTGTCAGAGGGCTTTATATTGGCCCAATCAGGGTGATAGTAATATCCTTTCACTTTACCATCTTTAGCCTTCTCAGCTCTTAACGTTTCCATAGGGAAGTGATAAAGACCGGATATCTCTCTCTTACCACTCTTATATACCACCTGGATAGCAGCTTGACCTAACATTTTAAGGTCATTAACCATCTTCTTAACGTCACTAGGTCTTAATAGACTTTGCATCTTACCGAACATCTCAGGCTTCTCTGTTGAGTCTGTTGCGTTTAGTCCTCTACCATAAACCATATCAACGATACCATTGATACATCTTGAGTTTGTTGGACTACCTAAATACCTTTCTATAAGTTCAGTGAAATAATCATTATTGTCACCATACTCAACCCAATCATTACGAGTATTCTCTTTTACGCTTGGGATTTCATAGCCGGATAGATTAAGCACTCTCATACTGTTTTTAACTTCCTTAGGAGCCTCTATCTTTCTAGCTGACCTTATTGTTTTTCGACTCATATTATAATATATTGTTGCTCTTCTGTTTCGGAATCGTGTTGATCATATCCGTCTGTGTTTAATGTATGAGATATTGTAGTATCCGTTTTAGAAGTGCAATAAACCTTATCTCTATAAAGTAATGTATCACCTTGCTTTATCTCTATTGAGTAAGCACTGTCCTCTGATAAAATACTAAAAGTACAGTCGATATCTAAAAAGTTACCGTTTATAGTAGACGTTAAAGCCTCTAATGTTTCTGTCTTTCTAGTACCATCTTCCTTAATCACTAACTCTAAATCACTAGCCTCAGTGTATTCTCTAGGGATTATACTTATAGTTTGACTGTCTGTACTTGGTAATAACCTTATCATATAAGTATAACTAAATAACTTCGTTTTTGTTCAAAAAAATAGGGCGACCAAACAGCCACCCTATAATTATCAAATGAAAATTACTATTAAGAGTTAGTTCCCTCTGTAATAGTAACTGTTGCAGAAGCCATTCCGTCAAATGGATCAGCAGCAGTAGGTGAAGCAACAAAGTTTGCAGGTTTTGTCTCCATACCACTCAAAGTAAGCGTGTACCCTGAAAGGTCTCCCATAGCAGCACCAGTTACAATTGTTCCTCCAGACACATCAGCTCCGTGCTCAAGACCCATAAGGAATACATTTCCGTTATAGTCTTCAACCGCAACGTGTGGTCTACCGTAAGCTAATAACTTGATTTCTTTGTGATCTTCCTTAGAAAGTTTCTTAAGTGTCAAGTTTAGCGTTTGCTCAAAGAATGTTGTACCATTCTCTCTTGAAGCTGTAATAGTTTGCTCGAAGCTGCTATTACCCTTCAATTCATATTTGTAAGCAGTAAAAGTTCCAGACAAATCCGTAATCTCGTCATCAGTTTGTGTTACGGTTCCTAAATCACCATAATCTACAAAATAAATCGCTCTGAGACCTCCAACTACGTCTTTGCAGGGTTCTTTTCTACCTTTAGTTAAATCACAAAACATATTATAAGGTATTAAAAAAGAATAGGTAGGCTTTTAGGCTTACCCACCCTTAATAGTTAATTAATTGTTATTCTTAGTTAGCAGAGTTAGTGATACCATAAGTTACGATATCATCAACAATACCATACTGTACACCTGCAGTAAATCTCATTACGATTCTTACGTTTTGAGAGCCATCTAGGTCAGCCATATCGATAACTTTAACTTCGTTGTGGTCAGATAATAGACCAGTACCGAAGAACAAGTTAGATTTTTCAGCAGCGATTGCAGTGTTGTCTCCAAGACCGTTAGCTACGAACAATTTAACACCGTCAAAAGAAAGTGATCCATTATTCCACCACTGAGTACCCATAGCGTTTGTACCTGCAGCACCTAAACCAGAGGCACCAAATCCACCTAAAGCTCTTACATAAGCTCTAGCGATATTTTGTGATACATAAACGTAAAGGTCTTCAGCACCGTAAAGAGCAGAAGGGATAGCATCTACGATCTTACCTAACTCAGTAATTACGTTAGAAGCAGTTACTGTAGTACCAGAAACTTCGTTAGCAGCCGGTAAAGCAGCATCAGCAGCTAAGATAGTAGAGAATCCATCAAACTGTCCGTTTGTAGAAGTGTCACCTGCCCAGATAGACTGCTCAGTTCTTTGAGCAACTTTAGCTGCAACGTGTGCAATTAAGAAGTCAGAGAATTGAGAAGGCATATTGCTGTGTGCAGAATACCCCATAGATAAAGCCTCCCAGTCAGATACGAAGTCTTTCTTACAAAGTTGTAGGTTAACTTGTTGCTCTTCTGGTTGAAGGATTCTTTCAGTAAGTGTAATAGTTGAAGTAGGATCGAAATCACAAGTTGCATCCTTAACGATATCGTCAGTAGCCACTTTTTTGATCACCTCTTTTAACTTTACATTCGGTTTTACAGTGATACCACCATTAGAGATAGTAGCACCCTCAAGTAGAGCAGCAGCGATATATTCACCTGCGAACTCCCCTGCGTAAGTAGTAGTAATTGATGTAGTTGTTGCCATTTTTGGTAATTTAGATAATTGTGTTTATTATTTATTTAATCTTGCTAAAACTCTATCAAGAGTAGTTGCAGGTCCGTTTTGAGAGTATAAATGTAAATTCTTACTCTCTGTTGCGTTCTCTGGGCTGTGAGTTAAAGGTTGTTCATCAGCAGATAGTTCTTGAGGAACTTCTTGCTTAGACTCTTCTTTAGCCTCTAATTGACCCATTAGTTTTTCGACCATAGCCTTAACTTCGGCTAATTCCTCTCTGGTTGCATAAGACATTTCTGCCTCTTCAGCAGCAACCTCTTCGGAAGCCTCCACTTCAGGAGCTTCCTCTAACTGTACTTCTTCTTCATTAACTTCTTCAGTTGCAGACTCAAGTTGTACTTCTTCTTGTACCTCTTCCTGCACTTCTTGTTGTACAGCTTCTTGAGTTTCAATCTCTTCAGTTGAAGACAAAAGCACATCCTTTAGTTTAGAAACGATTTCTGTTGCTTTCATAAAAATTGATGTTTATAATTATTACTGATTAAAAATATATTGTTGTATTTTCAAGTGCCGTCACCAGTCACATTACCAACCCCTTGGGCTTGTAAAGAACCATCACAGCATTTTCTTGAATACGTTTTACCGTCTTTGCAAAGACAGCCTCTGCTACCACCTTTAGGTGAAGAGTAGCTTGGTGTAGCTTTCATTTTGTTTTTCATAAACTTGCATTCTGTGTTCGTTGAATAAAAAATATGATGTCCCAAATTGATGAATCCCTGCCGTCTGACATTATTCTTGGTGTCAATCCATTTGCAAGGGCGTTTGCATCAATGTAATATTGAAACATAATATGTTGTTTTTGTGTTTGGTTGTTTCCTTTATAATATCCAAGTGACATATTGATTCGGTCGTAATCGTCTGCACCAGTCAAACTGAATTCAATATGTGTTTGATTTGTGTTTGATGTTGATTTCTTAAAAACAACTGTCATTTGGTAAACGTCATTTTCATTTATTCCGACAATTTTATTTGATGTCGAATTATAAAAATCAATTGATGAATGCGAACGATAAACGGTTGCACCATCATTTGGAAGTGTAACTTCGACACCGTCTGACAATGTTAATTTATTTGAAGACGTATAAGTGGAATCATCATATCTTGCCCAACCCAAGTTTTGTACAGCACCAAGATTCTGTGGATATACAATAACATTCTCTCCATTATGACCCATATAAAGGGCTGAGTCAGTGCGTAGCATTGCACCGTTCTCTATATTAACTGAAGATACCTCAGACTCTGTAGTATCTTGAACGTGTACTCTATATGAAGTATTCTTTGTTGTAGACATATTTATTGTTTAGGTACGCAATTAGGTACTTTTCTACCGTTCTTAGTTTTAAATCCAATCATTTCATATCCTTCCTGGCAAGGGTTTACATCCTCTAACTCCTCTAAGCCCTTAAGTTTAGATTCAGTCCAATTAAGCATACTTTTACCTCCCCACAAGAGATAACTGATAGTGCCACAAGCCTCAGGCTTACTAGGATCATAATATTCAGCAGCTCTACTTAAGTAAGAGTAAATTCTTTTCAAGGTTGACACTGTAAATTTCTCTTTTCTAGCTAATTGCTGTCCTCTGACTTTACCTACCTGAGTTGCACACTTATTACCTAATTCTTTATTCCTTTTTATACCTAATTTAGCGTTATTAGATGCAGATTCTGGATATCCACCATAAGACTCTAATTCAACCTCTTCAGATAGGCTTTCTAAGGCTTCTAGGAGCTCATATTCTGCGTTTAATTCCTCTAGACACTCTGAACATAGACTTTCTGGTAAAGATTCCTTAGGACCGTCCATTTTATCTGCAAAATAGCCTTCAATAGAGAATCCTTTGACTTCACCCGCCTTAACTTGATTCCAAACGTCATCATTATTGACTTTTACAGACACCATCCAGGTTCCTATAGGTAAATTGAAGTCGTATTTTCTAGATTTATCCTTTTTTTCGTCTTCTATAATCCAAGATTCGACTACAGACATACCTTGGAGCTCTACATTATGCTCTAAAGTGCTGTTATTCTGATTTCCCTTCATTAAAAACAGTTCAGAAGCCTTTCTAACGGTATCTTCAGAGAAAAATATGTAATATTCCTCGTCACCACTGTTTCTATATATCTTTTTGTTAGGAATTAGGGCTGCACCCATCAAAATCCTCTTTTCTTTGTCTACTTCAGCAAGTTTTACCTCTTTGTGCTCCTTTAAAGCGATAAAATCCTCTTCAATAGCCGGATTTTCTACAACTGAGATAGCTTCTATGCCGCTAAACTCATTTTCCTCGTCTATAATAAGTTCTATAATACGTTCCATATATAATTAACTATTTATTGCTTATGCGTTCTATATTTTACCCTAAAGAACTTGTGTTCTGTATGTTTCTATCAAGTTCGGATGCCTCTTTAATGTCTTTATGTACTACAAATGCTCTAAGTGGTTTCTCTTGTTGTGCTGAAACAGATTGTGCTAATTGTGACTCAGGTGAAGCACCTACTACATTAAAGTCTGGAGCTTCAACTCCTCCTCCTCCGCCACCGCCTCCCATAGAGGGAGCCCCTAAGCTAGATAATGCCGTTTGAGCTTTCTTTCTAGCTGCCAGGATTGATGCTATAAGTCCTCCAATAGTAATCGCATATGTAGCTATACCTACAGGACCTAATTGTCTAACAAATTCACCTAATGAGAATTGAGCATCAGCAACAGATTCTACAGAGTTTGCAATTATTCTAACTTGAGCATTTTCAAATATCCTTTTTCTTTCATCAAAATCAGCCTTGATTTTCATTATCTCTTCAGCTATAAGTAACGATTGTTTTATAGTGAATAAATCTCTCTCTGCCTTTATCTTTCTCTCTTGGGCTTTTATCTCTCTTCTTTCAATATCGGCTAAGGCCTCTCTCTGAGCATCCCCAGTTAATTTACCGGAATGAAGCGCATAATCCCTCTCTCTTTTTAATGCATCCATTCTAGCATCGTGATATGATAGTATTACGTCAGATACATATTTAAGAGATTGCTGTGTAGCCTTAAACAATTCAGTGACTTGTTTTGCTTGGTCTTTTATAAATTTAAGACCATCTTTTAGGTTCTCTTGATTTAGTTGTTGAGCCTTGTTGAATTCGTCACCTAATCTGTTTAATTCCTCAACACCTTCCTTCGCACTATCATAAACAGGTTTATATATGTTCTGAACCCTCTCTAATCCCTTAACAAGTATTTCTTGACCATATTTATTTACATCTAAAAAGAAATCTTTGAGCTCACTATCAAATTCAAGTATCTTCTGTCTTATTCTTTTACTTGATTTAGCTCTACCACCTTTTGGGTCTTTAAATAATTCATCTAATAAATCCTCTTCACCAATAATTTTTATTAATGCCTTTAATTGATCCCTTAGATCTTTTCTTTCCTCCTCAAATCTTTCTCTTACCGCTTCTTTATTTCTCTGTATTACTGTTTCAGTGGCCTCAATAATACCAGACACCCCACCTTGTAATGCTTGATTTATCTGTTGTATTCTTTGAGCTTCTATTTGACTTCTTTTATCTTCTTCAGCTTGTAATGCAACTTGCTCATTAACTTCACTCTTCAATAATTCAGTGTAAATCTCCTCTATTTGTTTCTGAGCTGCCGTGGCTTTAGCTAATCGTTCTAGAGATTTTATCTTTAAATCTATCTGTCTTCTAGATTCTGCTGTTAACTGTCCATTTTCATCAAGAGATATATTTAAATCTTTATATTCTGCGTTAGCCTTAGTTACGGCTCTTTGTAATTCTTCAGTTGAAACCGTATTGTCATCAACAGTCTCTAATAATATTTTTAAGTTTGATCCCGCTGCTGCTGATGCTATGCCTATCTTATCAACCTCATCAGTAGCTTTAGATGTACTACCTGCAAAATAATCTAATGCTGCAATTGCGGCTTGAAAAATAACTATAAATCCTAAGGGACCTTTAAATGCATTTAACAAAGCCGTCATACCCTTTTGGAACCCTCCGGTAGTGGCTATTAAGGTAGTCATCAAGGTGGATAATTGAGACAAGTTATTCGCAACACCTCGAATACCATAAGGCATATCTGATATGGTTCTACCAAGTTCAACGAGCGTTGCACCCGCTAAACCAGTCTTGTCAATCATTGGGTTAAGGCCGTCTTGCGTAGTCTTTTGTAGACTTTTATTTAAACTCTTTACGGCGTTGTCAGCCTGTACAAAACCCTTTGTTAACCCCTCTATCTTTACCTTACCTTTGTCATTTATCTCAATGACATAAGTCAGTTTGTTTTTCTTTTCAGCCATTTACTCTTCTTTTAACGGATTGTTTTAACTCTTTTAACGTCTCGGGTGCTTTATACTTGCCCTTGGCTATATCTATAATAGGATCAACTCCAAAGAAGTCATCAGCCTTTAATAAGTCAACTATCTCTCTAATCATTGTACTATCTCGTTTGAAAATATATTTAACAACTCTATTTCAGACTCTCCAGTCATTAGGTTTGTTGTTATTGAATTAATCCTAAAAATCTTATCTTGTATTTTTACTTGGTCATTAAGTCTATAATTAACTACAATATTTGTAGGTAATAATGCTCTAATCTTAAACATTCTCTTGAGTGGGTTGAATACACTTTCCACATAAGACTTGTAAAATACATTATATAGAGAATTACTGTCAGCCCCATAGTTAACCGATTGCCATTCATTAACCTCTTGGTCAAAATTCAAAGAATATGAAGGTGCGGTTGTGGTATTACCGGTTTCATTACTATTTGAGGGTCTCCAGTAACTTGTTAGTCCTGTAGGTGGCGAAGTAGATATCCAATTTATCTTACCTCCTCTACCTGAGTTAGCATTACTCGCTTCTGGCAAATCAGTTTCTCTTATAGCATAGAATAGTAAAGGAGCTATCATCATTGTGTCGTAATCTCCCGTATTTTCACTAATATTAGCATCAAATTCACCACCGGCACAATATCCCCACTGAATTAAGGTGCTCGTAGTTGCATTTGGACCTAGATTAACACCTAAATCAACTAGTCTTTCATATTTCATATGCGAGAATGGTAATGATATTTCATATTTATTACCTCTATCGATATCGGGGAAGTTTCTTCTTACGTTAAATTCAGAATCACCAAACACTTCATTAAATTCCTCAAAGTGATGCTCCATAAGAACAGTATTCGTCTCTTGATATTTAAACTCTATATCCGTAAATGGTAGCACTGAGTTTACCGTATGCTGAGTTACGTCAAAATACTTATCTAAATCTATAAGGCCGCCCAGATTATTATTTACGGCATCAGCATAATAATTATCTAAAGTATCTATATATACCTTGCCGTATTCAGGGTCTCTTCTATCATCTATAAAATATGCCGTTAGATTGAACATTTTAAACAGACCGGTTAGAAAGTCTATAACTTTCATTTTAGGGAATCGGTCTAATATTATTATCTCACTAGTGGTGGTTTGTCCTGCCGAGCCGGTTGCTGTATAATTGTAAGTTGTTTGTTGACCAGAGATAGAACTTGTAAAAGTAATATCTAAATCCGCAGCAGTTATTGTAAATTCACTCTCTGATTGTATTTCAATCTCTATTGTAATGTCCCCCTTGTTATAATCGGAATCGTTTAAATCAAAATCAAAAACAGAATCACCTAACCCACTCTCCACTCTTTCATTTCCTCTAGTCTTGTCTCTAAATACAACCTTATATGGAACACCTTGATTAGATACTGTCAAGTCTAGCGATAAGTTGTGGTAGCCAAATACGCTACTTAAACTAATATCACTGCCATCAAATTCAGCACTTGCTAAAGGAGTTCCTGTGGTTGTATAGCCAGTTAATTTGTGTGAGAATAGATATCCTTCGCCATCATCCAAGTCGTTAAATTCACCTTTCTTGCTATTAACCCAAAGATATAGATTATCGAATGCATCAGATCCAAAAAAGTCTCTAGTGAATTCAAGATTGTATTGATTCTCTATAGCTTCAATAATATGAATCGATCTTATGGCGGGTTTTAAATCAGTGTATTCTAATCCTCTTGTTGTATCTCCGTTAGGGGTATTTGGAGTCCCAACAATTTCGTCGTGATATAAATTACCGGATGAATTATAAAAATCAACAGGAACTGGATCGTCAGAATTAAAGAACAATCTTTTTTTAGACGTTATTAATGGGTATATAATTGAGTTGGTTTGACTGTTTAAATTTAGTCCATTAGTAAATCCATCTCTAACATTAGCCTCGCTGTATTCGTGATCATAATTACTCAGATAAGTTAAGTCTGTCAATTCATCATCTCCAATCAAATCCCTTAATGAAACCGTATTCCCATAAAATATAATCTCATAAGAAAAGGCTTTGTTATTCTTCATATTTACACTGTTTAGGTATATTTTACCCTCCCTAAACGGTGTACTATTTATATGTAATATTGCTTTCCTCTTTTTCCTAGAATCAAAAGCATTCCCAGTGATATTGTAGTTATAGAAATGTCTAAATATCTTGTTGTTTGTGTCTGATGCAGGTACTGAAAATGTCTGAGAATAGTCAGTGAATACTTTGCCGATATCTCTAATGTCCTGTATAGATGAAGTTAGTTGTACTGTTTCATCATCAAACAAGTCTACAAGTGGATAGTTACCATCATTATCCTCAATATACAACTGAAGTTTCTGCATTATCTAACTGAATTTAATTCGTTATAAGCGTATTCAAAGTTTACAGTGAAGTTCAATAATTTGTCGTATCTATGATCTTTATAGGCTATCTCACTATCGGTAGGATTAACTGGGAATACTTTACTCCCTTCGTGAATCCAAACATATTCTGACTGCATTAATTGTTGTATAACCTCGTTATAGTCATCACAAATAAACCCTGTGTTTAAGACTAGTGATTTTTTAGAGTTAACATTAAACAGTCTATCTGTTGGGGATGAGGTTGCATAGAATGAAGCATTGGAGGCCGCTTGAATAGTGTTTATCTTATATTGATCACGGCTAACATTAGCACTCTCCATTCTTCTGCCGAAGAACCATACATCTTGTAGTGCACCAAATTTATTTATAAATGTAACTTTGTATGGAGTATTCTTGCATTCTTCTATAAAGTTGATATAAACAGTGAACGACCTACCGTCTTCTGTTGTAATATTGACTTCGTTTGCAGTTACTGTAGGTGGTGTAGCATCCTCAGGCTCCTTAGGTAAATCGATACTAGTCATATCGGCTGTTAGTAGTTCAGTGTCTGTTCTATAAACAGTTGTATCTGCCTTCAAAGGGAATGCCACCCCATCATAAGTGTCTGGGGCTTGATAAGTTTGTCCGTCATAATATGACACACTGTAAAGACCATCCTCTTTATATAAAGGTATTCTAACCGGCTCACCCTCTTTCCAGTAAATACAAGTATTTGATTGCTGTAATGGTGAATCTAACTGAGGGTTTATCTCATCCTCAAAATAACCATACCCAAGGGTGACTAATCTAGTTCCGTTACTTGTATTTGTTGTAGCATCATCAAAAGTGTTGGTTATCTCCCAGGATGCCCAAGCACTTAATTTAGCCGTGTCGTAATTGCCATCAAAAGAAACATCAATATAATCTTTGATTAATTCAGATATTTCAAATAGTATAACGCTTTCACCAGGTATAACTGTTTTGTTTATTGTATAATTAGGATCGCCACTATAAGTTAATGGCTGACCTTCATATACCCATAATTTTAATTCTGCACTTTCTAACGCTGCCATAATAATGCTCTATATATATTGTCTTTTAATCAAAGGATAGTATATCTGCTTTGCTTTATATTTTTTATTTAATTCTAGTTGCACCTCTTCAGTTATTTTTTCTTCATCAAACCAAATGTCAAATACGATTAAATCATATTCCTTGTCTTGAGTGTAATCAAAAGCATCACCTACACTTATACTTACATTATCTGATAAATAATCCAATATGTTTACGACTTGCACAAGCTCCTCGTCTTTCTCAATAACATCTACAGTCGCGCCTTTGTCATTAGCCAACCACTGAGGTATAACACCTAACCCTAATCCGAAAACTAATGCGGTCTTATATTCCCCAGATAACTTGTCTATCATAAAATCTAAATATCTACTCTCTGAATAAAATCCATCCTTGCAATAGAAGAGGACATCATCACATCTATTTTCGATTGTGAAGTTGACCCCTTCGTAGGACATTATTGCATTATAGTCTAAATACTTCATATCTTATGGACAGCTTGGGCATAATGTTGGTCCTGCCGTTTTAATACCATTTACGAACGTATAATAATATCCAGCCTCATCAGGAGGCATTATATAAGCTGTACCCGAATGTAATGTTGTACAAGTACTATCGAATGCATAGAATCTGTCAGATGATGCCACTGTTGTATTGTTGAAGTATTGTACACCTCCTTTAGCAGTACAACAAGCCTCTTCTGCTGAATTTATACTTCTATAGATTGCTATTCCAGTACATAAAGGTGGACAGCCTGTATTTCCAGTGTCTGTAACCGTACCTACGCTAGTACCTGAAGTAGCCGTACCACTCACCGTATAATATGTTGAACCTACTACAACTCTATCACCAATACTTAAATTGATTTCTGTAGTTGTTTGTCCGGTTATAAAACCAGTTGCTGAAGGATTACACCTAGTCAACGAATAATAATTGGTTGCGGGGGTTGTACATCCTCCTGCACCACCTACTTTATCACAACAATCTGCACAATCAGAATATGGTGATGTAATGTCATTTGTATTTGCACTTCCATACCCCGCAACTTCATAACAGTCACCGTTATAAAGTACACTAGAATAAACCCCCATAATCTGTACGGTAGAACGTACGTTTATAGCGCCTCCGCCATCACATCTCTCTACTAGAGTGTAGTAATATGTTGTAGCGGGGCTACCAGTTGCCGTATCTGTACAGCTTGTCAACGTAGCACCTGTATTTGAATATCCTGCGGGTACTGTAATGTTTGCAGTATATGTAGCACCCCCTGATTCATAAGTTGACGGTGATACACTATTTAAAATACCATTTGAAGTGGCATCTACACCAATGACAATAGTAGTTCCTTGTGTACCATCTGAAACCTGGAAATTAGCCTCACTACAAGTGAATAGCACTGCATCTGGTGCACCTGGATCTGGATCGGGGTCATTAATGTCAGCAGGTGCTGTTTGTCCCGTAGCTGTGTCCGTACAAGTTGTTAGTACGTCTCCCGCATTAGAATATCCAGAAGGTACTGTAATGTTAGCGGTATATGTTGTCGTACCGGATTGATACGTTGAAGGACTGACTGAATTTAATATAAAACTGTTTTGTGTACTAGCTGAAACAGCTTGACCTATAACACCATCAGCAACATTAAAAGATGCTTCTGTACAAGTCCCTACAGGTAATCCTGTACCCCCGGTTGCATTATCATTACAAAAGACTAATATCTCTCCTGCGTTATCATATCCTTCAGGGGCAGTTATATTGGCATAATAAGTTGTTTCACCACTTTGATAGGTTGTTGGGAATACACTATTAAGAGTTCCTTCTTGAACTGTAGCATCAACACCTAAAACAATATTTTCACCAGTAATACCGTTTATAATATGGAAACCCGCCTCTTCGCAAGTAAATGGGTTCGGTGGAGGTGGATTAGAGTCAATATAGTAAGGACTTCTTGTGTTTATTCTTTTATCAGCCATCTTTTGTAATCTTCCTTTATTATATAACTTTATTTAATTGAATTGTAACCTTAACTCTTCTTAGCATTCGGTGTAGCTTGATTTATTTTATCTTTTAAATCTTTACCGTATGCATCTAATAAGTCTTTTGTTATTCTAGGCTCGAACTTGTCTATAACGATATCTATAAATCTAGTCGGTTGAATACCCTTGGTAGCTATAGATTGCCCAACCAAAAATATTTGCTGTTTAAGTGTTGGTATTTTACCTGATCTTAATTCCTTAGGTTTAATATTATGTTTATTAATCCATTCGGCTATTTTTAATGGTGGTGGGAATTTACCTGGTTTACGACCATAATTGACGTTGACACCATATTCATTCATATAGATACCAAAACCATCTCTATTTCTTAGTTTTATTGCCTTAATACTCTTCTCTAAATCACTACCAGGCTTCTTGAGCTCCCTCTTTAACTCTGCAACTACAATCTTCTTATAGTTATCTATAACTTTTTGTATGCGATTCTGCTTGGCCATTAGCAAATAGTATGCTCGTTGTTCGGTAACTCAATATCTATTGTAGCAACCCAACCCGCTAATTGATTCTCAAAGTTGTCCATTAGTGGTGAAGCTGTTATATCAGTTGTAACTTGCAAGTTATCCTCAAATAAATCACCTCTACGCAGCTCTTGCTGTATATCATTTACAACTTGCAATTGAGTGTTTAAGATATCCTGTAGATTATCGTTACCGTAGATGAGGTCTTCATCAGTTAATTCATTTGTTTTATCGACTACGTCAAGACAAAATACCTGTATAGTAGCTGTTATTATATGTGGTGCGAATGTAACGTCTCCCATTGATATATGGGATAATGGATAGATAGTTGTTTTGTCCAGATCAACCTCCAGTATATCCCCGAAGGTAACTGTATTAGTAATTCCATTCTCCTTTATTTTGTCGTTTAGCTTTTGTATTACGGTGTATACTTGTCTCATTTAGTCTTTTGTTTTATCATTTTAGCTTCTAACTCATTTTTCTCTTTTTCAAATTCTAGCCAAGTCAAACATTCGGAAGCTGATAGTTTTGCAACTTCTTCAAATTTTGTGACATCTCCTCTAGCGATTGCATATATTGATTGATACCATCCCCATTTTGCTCCAAATCCTTTGTTAGTTCCGAATCCTTCTTCAGCTTCTCCGTCAAAGAGCCCAGTAAATAACCCGACAAAACGTTCCCTAAACGATAAAAAAAAACAATTGCACCCAAAGCTACATTTACCGGAGCATCTTTCATCACCTCAGCATACTTATCTGAACCCTCGTAGTCTTCTATTAGGTATAAATCCCCTTTACGGAATGTTATCGGTCTATATAATACAGCTAGTGCTTTGTGTATCTGTTGCCAATCACTTATATAATTATCCAAATCAACAAACTCCCCTAAACTAATGTCATCTAGCTTAGGTATGAAACCGAAGGTCACACTATCCCCGTTTGGGTCTGTTAATGTAAAGTCCCTCTGCAAAGGTGTATCCTCCTTAAATATGTTTATAATGTGGTTTATTACCTCTGAGAATTTAGCTAAAGGTAACTTATAAGCCTCCTTCATTGTGACTCCACAGAATATCTCTAATACTTTCAGATTGATGAATTCTGTATCATCTGCATCTTCGTTATTCTCCACAACCTTAAGATACTTTTGATACTGACTCAACTTAATACCGGACAACTCTCTTGGTACTTCTAAAGTAAACTTTTGACTCATACCTATATAACTAAACAACAACTGTTTTGTACTAGAATCAAAAATAAAACACTTTGAAAATAATCAGTTATATATCTAGATAATCAATAGGGGCTCCTACAGAGACCCCTAAACTATTAACCAGACCTTAGATTATCATAAAACTTTTAGTCAGAGAAGGGTAAATACATTCTTTTTTCAAATCATCCTTTTTATTTCCAATCTACTTTATTATATTTGTAATAACAATGTCTGTTTCATTGTTAAATAGTTTTATGTTATTTGTTCAAGCCTCCTGTTTTAGCTCTTTCAGGGGGCTTTTTCAATACCCTTTGATTTTTTAAAACCTAATACCTCGACTACCACTATCTTCATTTTACGTTGAATTTTTAAAACCGCATACCTCACCACCCGATACATTCATTTTACGCCGTTTTAAGGCATTATCTCGGGCTTAAGCATATAATACCCTCCAGGAGAGGAGAAAGTCTCTTAGAGGGGCTGAAAATAAGGCGATCGGCACTACCATTCAAAATACTTATATTCTTTTTCAATTCATTAGCAAAATAATAGTACAAAAAAACCGCCTCAAATATTTAACTATTTAAAGGCGGTCAAAACAAACAAACGAAAAAAAGTGTCTTTATTCTTTATTTAAAATGTTGTCATAATTTTCAAAAGATATATTTTTACTAAAGTTTATTTGGTTAGATAGAAAGTACTTGTTATCTAGTTCAACTAAATAAAAAGGTTGATTAAGTTTTTTAATATACTTCATTCTGTTTTATTTTTTATTTCGGGTAGTCCGTATTCATTTAAAGCTATACTCATATCTAAATAAAAACCGCAATAGGAGCACAAAAAATTGTCCGGTTCATTTTCTTTATTACAACAGCTACAAATTTTATTCATTTTCTTTTGTTTTATATATTGATACTATTTGCTCATCTGTTGAATTGTCTATATAATAAGTATGTTTGTCAATTGTTATGTATAAACTTTTTTCGGTTCTTATATCTATTTTCATTTTAGTATTTATTTAAGGTTCCAAATTTATTATATCTATTATCCTGGGACAAAAATATTTTTTCTTTATTCCTTTGTTCCTTTTCTCTTAGTTGCTGTATTAATTCTTTGTCTATTATTATATTCATTTTATTAAAGTTTTATCAGTTGTTTTTTTCTTTGTTCTATCGGGGCCGTTACTACAAAACCGGTAGTATCTTTTTTAGCCTCACCTTTTGCCCGGAGCCCGAACACAACATTTTTATTGTAGATCATTACTAGGTCACTGGTATCACCGTCAATAACTTTAAAGCCCCGCCAATATTGTGGGAGCTCCCCGGCAAAAACTATTGAAACGTTTGCACCCTGGTTAAGTGCGGTTAAAGTTTGGCTTTCATTATCTTCGGCCCTAGAAAAAGTTAGATAGTAATTAATATGGTCTTTATACTTTTTTACTTTGCCTAGTATTTTTGTATAATCGTAAAAAATAGCGGTAGGATATAGATCCGCAATATCTAAAGAAGCGTATTTTTTTAGCAAATAAACAAAGTCCTGGTCACTGGTCCCGTTTAAACGAAACGCAATTTTCTCTCCTATCTTTTCAGCTTTTGCCGTTTCTCTTATTATTTCACTTGCAAGCTGTTTAATAAATAAACTTTTATTATAAATAAAATAGTTTGTTTTATTTATCCTGGAGCTCTGTACATTTGAAAATTTACCCCGCCCCGCTGTAAATAGACAAGCGGCCGCACAGCCCTTTGAAGCCATTGGACAAATATTTATTTTCTTTTCGTTTTGGTTGTATGGTGCCAAATAAAGGATAAAAGTTTTTAAATTATTTTTTTTTGTTTTGGCGTTTGTTATCCCTGGACTCAATAGTTTTTTTGGTATTGTATACTTTTTCATTTTAAGATAGTTTTATTTAATTCCTTAATATTTTCAATACTTTGATCAATTACGAGATCACTAACCCAATATTTAACGCCGGATATTTGCACCCACACAACAGTTGAAAGGTTAATGAACCTTTTAGCCTTGTTAATATCATCAACCTTTTTTAATAGCTGCAAATCAACAACCGGGAGCAAATTTTTAGCAATAGGATCAAAAGATAGTCCTATACCTTTATCACCTTTTTTTACCCCGGTGCGGGCGTTTATTATTCTAGTTGATCCGTCTTTTTTAATAAATTTAGCGGTGAAAATTTTTCCACTAGTCATATCATTAAGTAAATTTTTGTAAGTCATTTTGATAAAGTTTAAAATAGTTAATAATTAAAGGCCCCACGAAGCGGAAGAAAAACCGCCTTGAATGATGCCGTGGTAAAGTGCCAAAGCCAATAAGGCTAAGATAGGTAAAGCAATTAAAATCTTTGTTGCTTTGTCTAAAAAAGAAATAAATTTTGTTTCCATTGTTTTGATAGTTTTTAAAGTTCATTCAAATATACAATAAATTTTTAAGTAATTAACAAAAATGTAAAAAACTTTTATTTGGTTGCTATCAATAATAGGTACGCGTTAAAAAATCTTTTTTAATACGCAAGGAAAAACAAACTTTTTTTTGGTGCTAAAATATAGTTTTTTTGGGGAAACTATAAAAAGACGTGAGAGCGATTTTAAGACTATTTAAGCTAGGTTTATCAATTCTAGGTGGGGGAGTGCCTAAAATAAAATACAAGCCCTTAGAACGAAAGTTGCAAAATGCAACCAAACCTCATCAACCTACTATGTTTAAGAACCTACTATGTTTAAGAACCCACTATGTTTAACGATACTGATTGCGTTTAAGAAGATCTACTATGTTTAAGAAACCCTACTATGTTTAAGAATCTACAAAATTTTATTTCCCTTCGATAAATTTTCTTCTTTCCAAAGTGGTTGAAGATTTGTGTAGTGACAAAGTTTTTCCATCTCTTCCTTTGTCTTGGCTGAAGATAGAGGTATTATATGATCTATATGCCATTCACCGTGATTCTCCCAGGTCATTCCTTCAGTGAATTGAGATTCGATATGTTTAAATGCTGTTTCATAATCAGTGCCAAGCATATCTATATTACCAGAATTTTTAGTCCAATAATTAGCAGTAAAAGCCACAGATGTTCTTGTTCTTAAATTTTTTTTAAATTTGTAAAGAGGGTCGTTTTTCCTCCTATTCTTACTATAGACTCTACGATATGCATTAGTTTTATCTTTATTCTTTTTTCTATATTCAGATGCATATTTATTTTTGCAAATCTTGCATTCGTTACCAACGCCATATTTTTTCCCTTTGTTCTTATGAAACTCTTTTAGGGGCTTTATTTCTTTACAGGTATAACATTTTTTCATAACACTATCGTATGACATAACTCCCTTTGTTTGCATTTGCAAGGAAGTATTGAACTGCATAACGTAGGCTATCCATATGGTGATTCCATTTATCTATTGGCCTTTCATTCCTACTGTGCCATACATAATTATTCAGTTCCTTTATAAGCTCTAAGGAATCTGGGTCAATAACTAAATCAAAGTCCTGTATCAATGCTATCCCGGTTAGAATACTACCCTGCCTCTTTATTGCAGGTTTTACATTACAATATACTTTGAGCTCCTGGAGCAACCTAGGCTCTGCTGAGTCACAGACAATAAGTTCATCCTGGGCATATCTCCTATTCATTTCCCCTATCTCTTTCGTAGAAAGTCCAACTTTGCAGTACATTGTCTTTAACCACATTTTCTTACGATCTTTATCAATAGCTACTTTCAGTAGCACCGTAGGGTCTACAGAAAACCCAAAGTCTTGCCCATATATATAAGGGGCATATTCGTTGAATGGTCCAATAGTCCAACGGGTGAATACAACACCATCAGCTTTATCTAACCAACCACCGAGTATCTGGTGATTATATTTATCTGGTCTACGTCTACGAATCTCTTCTATCTGCATAAGGAAGGAGTCGGATAGGTGCTCCATATTATCTTTGAACGTAGTGTGAATATAAGTGATATTATCCTTCCAACCGTTATGTCCACCATTAACAGCCTTAGCCGCAAAGAACCTTTGATATATCCAGTGCTCCTTAGTCGTAGGGTTTAATATAAGGATAACTCTATTGGGTTTATTCTTAGCCCTTACAGACTGATCTATCTTGTCAAAGTCATCTTCATTAATAAGTTCCTCTGCCTCATCCAATACAAACGTTGTAATACCTTGTAGGGACTTCAGAGCAGCCGTTTGATTACCTGCTGAGGTCTTGATACCTTTAAAGATAATAGAGCTCCCTGTGGACATATTTAGTATCTCATCCTTAGTTATTCTGAAGTGCTCAGAGATACCATACAACTCTATCTTTTCTATAAACTCTGGAATAATAGACGTAGAGGCTGAAGACATAGTGTAACGAGTGAACAGTATCTTATGACCTTGTTCCATTGTCAAGAGGGCTAGGAATGCCCCTACAGCAAAAGATTTACCACTACCTCTACCACCGGTTACAACAAAGTATCGGCTATCATTACCTAGTGCTTGATATTTAGGGTTTAGTTGTGGTACTGACATTATCTATATTTTTTGTCCTAAGAAACGAAGGTAAAGACTTACCGTCTGGTGTATACCTATAGCCTAATATAGGGTTGATACCATAATCCCACCAATTGTCTGGCATATCATTCTTCCTCTGACTCATCTGTAATATCAATTATATCCGGATCATCATTCTGACTATCATCATCCTGATTACCTGCAAACAAGTTCTTAATATTTATATTCACTTTAGGTTTTCCTTCATTCATATCTTGATCCTCTGGCTTACCATATTTATATTCAAATAATAATTTAAGGTGAGGGAATGAATCCTTGGCCTTCTCTGCTAGTGATTCCCAGGCTGCTTCCTCAGACCCAAAGACCCTTTTCATTGCGTTTAAAGCATAGATGTTAACTCTATCCCTCTTAGCCTTGTTCATAGCACTAGGGGTAGCCATAACCTTCTTAACGGGCTTGTTTACCTTTTCACCCCTCTTCCTACCGTTGTTCTTTCTACCATCAGTAGGTTTAACGTACTTCCTTTCTTTAGGTTTTCTACCCATAAACTACATCTTTTATCTTTTTAGCTACTGCCTCTACTACGTCTACGGTTACGGCATTACCGCACATCTTATACCTCTGAGTATCTGAAATTAAACCTTTTTCTCCGTATTTAGTCGAATTATCTGGAAACCCTTGTAATCTTTCGCATTCTATAGGAGTTAATCTTCTTATCTTTGAATCAATAACCGCTTGTTCACATCCAGTATCTAAAGTTTGAGCGATACCTTTACCTACTCTTCCTCTTCTAGTTTTAGAGTTAGGGTTAGAATAGTTTAGAGAATCTCCTTTTTTTATTATTTCAAATCCTTTTTTAGTATTTACCTTTATATAAGTATCGTCGTTACCCATTTTATAATATCTGCTGCTTATTTTTCGTGAATATGTATTTTGCTTACTTGTTGATTCCCTTGTTTTGTTCCCGATCTCTTTAGTAAAGTTTTTATTAATTTCTCCGATAGGAAATATTTCTCCTCTACTTTTTTCTCCAGTATATCCGACAAGGTAGACTCTCTCTCTATTTTGGGGTAGAAACCACTTTGTATTAAGCAATTGCCATTCGAGTCTATAACCCCCAACGTTGGTAAACGCTTGCAGGATTGCTGCAAAGTCTTGGCGATTGTTTGAGCTGAATGTTCCTTTAACATTTTCCCAGATAAAAAAATCTGGTCTGCATTCTTTGATAAGCCTAATCGCTTCAAGGATAAGACTTGATCTTTCTCCAGACATACCTTTCCTTCTTCCTGCAAGACTAAAATCCTGGCAAGGGCTTCCGAAGGTGATTCCATTGATTCTTGGTAATTCTGACCCTCGAACATCTGTAACTGATCCGACATACTTACTATCTTTAAAGTTATGTTTATATACTTGTATTGCGTATTTATCTATCTCTGAATTATAAGAGTTGACTTTAAATCCGGCTCTCTCTAATCCAAGGTGAAAACCACCTATACCACTAAACAAATCAAGTAAATTAATCTGCACTCCCATTATGTTTATTATATAAGAAGTTATATATGGACCATATTGCAAATGGCCATTCAGATTGGCTGTATAGTTTCTCACCTATCCTCTTCTCACCACCAAACTCAACCATCAGTTTAAACTTAACACCTAGCTTCTGCTTGTACTTAAGTTCTTTAAACTCCACTGGTACAGGATATATTTTATAACCCCTATCCATACACCACTTAGCGGCCTCTTGGTTTATTACAGCCTCCGGTATTCTATCTGACTTCTTCAATTTCTTTCTGTATCATATCATTAACAACACTCATAAGTCTTTTCTTACCTACATTAGTCGAACGACCAACATAACTTGAGCTGTCGTAACTTTTAATCTCTTCAACCAAAAAATTATATCTAGATAATAATTCCTTGTACTTAGCCTTTATCCTTTTGTATTTGTCTTCAAACATCTGTTCAGAGGTAGCGAAAGGATAATTGTCTTCTATATCTTTACAGGCATCAATAACTAGTCTATCCAATTCACTATAGTAGGACATCAGTCTCCTGTCATAACTAAGCCAACCATCTAATCTATTGAGTGCGTTAATAACACAAGCGTGATCTCTACCTACAAATTTACCTATAGCATCTAAAGACAACCTAGTGTACATTCTAGTGAATCTATAATAGAAAGCTCTAGCTTCAACATACTCTCTTTTACGACTCCTTGTTTTTAGTTTTAAGCTGAAGTATTCCTCAACAATTCTTTTAATCTCTGTTTCCTTATTCATCAGTTGTTATTTATAAATTATACTTGTTATCTAGTTCTAGGGCAATTAATTTTAATTCAGAATAGGTTTTGTAGTCCGCCTCATCTATAGCTTTCTTAATACCTGCACAAGCCTCATAGTTCTCTAACTTCTCCTGGAACTTTAATTCCAAGTCTAGTTCATAGACAGAGACTCCTTCAAGTAAACTTAATATGGTGAGATAATAATACAAACCTTCTTCTTCTTTGAACTTCTTAGAGGATTCCCCTAATGGTGTAGTCATTCAATTTACTTCTTTTATCTATAAAGTATTCCTTATAGGTATTAACACACTGCTTGACTTTATTACCGCCAAGCTCTCTAGTCTCATCACTGAGTTCAAATATTCCTATATCACCAGTGCCTTTCTCTATTACAACAAAAGTGAATTTAGTCACCCCGAAGAGCTCACAGTAAATCCACCCCTGCATATCATAGTGCCAAGTGTACTTAGCTGCTCTCTCCCAACCATCTAACTTAGCTGTTGTCTTAAGATCAACAAGATGACCATCCTTAAGGTAGTCAGCCTTACCTCTAAAGGGCAAACCAAATAGTTCACCGATAGCAGGTGTTTCTGCTGTGCCACCGGTAAATAGTTCATTAGCGTGACTGTTGAACCTAATAGCATTACAAAGTTCATTAGCCTTGTTGAGTTCACTAGTGAGCATTGCCTCCCTACCACTTGCTTTAGCATAAGCCTGGGCTTCTGCAAACGTCTTTGTTTTTCTACTGCTCATATCACTAAAGACATATTTATTATGTAGTTTTTCCTCTTCCAGTACAACGGTATGTATCAGCCTACCCTCTCTTAATGGAGCTGCATCTGAATTAACCTCTTTTGTTTTATTGAAGTATGTCTTCGGTGATTTGTATAAATCCTTAGCTGATGAAGACGATAAGGCATTCTGTCCTAGGTAGCCATAATAAAAGGAGTCATCATCCATCTTCTTAAGGATTTCATCCACCTTCCATTCTTTACCGTCAAATAGTGTTATTGTTTCCATACAACTAAGCTAACCTTTTTTTTAGATATACACAATTGTTATAATTATAATTTCATAAAAGCCATCCAAATAGTTATTCCATTCCTTCTGGTCTTATGTCCAAACAAAGGTTCAACTCCTGCCAACTCTATAATTTCTTTAGCTTTTATTCTAGACTCAGCCCATTTAAATATAAGTATGCCCTTATCTTCTAAAACTCTAAAACATTCCTTAAAACCTTTTGATATCTCGTTTTTCCAATCCTCATCTAAACTGCCATACATCATACCCATTATTGAGTCTTCTTTACAATTGGTTATATGTGGAGAATCGAATACAACTAATTTAAATGAATTGTCTTCATAAGGTATATTTTTAAAGTCAGATATATAATCAGGGGAAACAGAAAATTTCTGACCCTGCCTACCAGGAAAAACATATTCGCCCTCTCTCTTGTCAAGGTATATAGCATTTGGATGACTCTTGTCAAACCAAAATTGTTTACCCCCACAACAAACGTCCAATATGAATTTATCTTTAGGCTTTTCCAAATTATAATTATTTACCGGTTAAATCTTTTTCATTCATATGAGCCTCTAGGATATATCCGTCTAAAGGACTGATAGCCGCTATAGCTCTATATATCTTTCTACTCATTAGCTTTACAGCTTTCTTCTCTGTCATTGTTGAATCTATCCCTAGATTAGTGTACATCCAAGCATCCTCTTTTAGGAGTTCATCAACTTTTCTTTTCACTGTCCAGGTCTTGTACCCCTGAATCTTTCTTATCTTCTCGTCGGTTATCATTTTCTTTTTCTAATTTTTCTATTTTGTATAAGGCTACCGCCAATGCCTGTTGAAGAATTTTAATATCCTTCTGCATCATTATAAGACTAGCTTCTTTCATCCTTGTATATTTGATTGCATACTGCAAACCTTTGGTCTACAGTTCTAAATTCTTTAATCATCTCCGGATTAATCATACATCTCTGCACGAACTTCTGTTGAGTTTCCTCTGGTGTTGGTTTTGGTAGTGGCATATTATTTTCCGTTTATAAAATCTAATACTAACTTTATTATTAATATCACTGAAGCAAATCCTGCTAAGTATACTATAAAGTTAATTATATCTAAAATCATTTCTGAGATTTAATTTTCTCTATATATAATATTGCATCCATAAGCTCCTCTTGTAAATGATTAAGGAATTTATAGAATCCATCAGGGGAGTCGTGCAAAGTAGTGCCATACTTGTCAATACCTTTCTTGCTCCTATCCCTCATTACACTTATAACCTTTTCGACTATAAGGTCCTTTGTTTTGTGCTCGTAAGTGGAGTCCATAGTCCATCTGTCTCCGAACTGCATCTCCACCCATTTCTTTAAACTATCACTCATAACACTTCAGCATCAATCACCTCAAGTAAGGCAATCTCTTTATCTATTAAATTATTATTTGCAAATTCAGTTGTAGCCTTTATCTTCTTAGTAAACCACTTAGGCTCAACATTATATAGATTCCATCTATAAACTCCTTCTGGAGTGTAATTAATATAGATAGGTATGTCTAGGTTATCCTTGCACTTAAGGACCATAGCATCATACTTCTTCTTCTCTATAAGTAATGCATCAAAGTGCTTAGTTCTGCACTTTAATTCTATTCTGTGAAATGTAATCGGACTGTAACAATCCCACCTACTCATTTGACTTTTAGCCTTGACCAGGTCAGGATAATGATCTTTTCTTAGATATTCGAAAAGTTGTTGTTCAATCAAGATATTGTTTATATAGTCTCTCTAGTTTCTTAATCCTGTTCAACACACAAGAACCACACCCACTGGGTTTGTCAGACGTATTAAACACCCTATTGTAAATAGTATACAGCTCTCTAACCTTCTCTGCGGTTATTGACTTAACCGCCCATAACTCGTCAGAGAAAACATCTGTTAGATAATCAAACTCTTGTTCTGTAAAGCAATTAGGTTTATTGTAAGGGAATAGGTAATTGAGTTTCTCCTTGCGTTTATCGCACCCACAGTCTTCACCGGCCACAAACTCAACAGCCTTCTTAATACCCGTAGCCTTTGTCAGCTTTTCAATACTATCACCTAATCCGGAGGAATCGCTTTCATATCTAGCAACCCATTCTTTGTAACGTTTAGTTCTTTTGTCTTTTGGTTTTGGGGGGATTTGATCTTCACTCATATCTTATTGTTTAAAAAATACATATACATATTAACTATCTCTCTGGAGGATTTACCCTCCAAGTCTTCATACATTACATTAAACCAATCTATGAAGTCTAGCAATTCATCTTCCATTATTTCGGATCTATTAGATTAAAATCTCCATTTAGATAGTCTTCGAAGTCTTCACCAAACTTACTCTTAAGTATCTCCTTGTAATTCTTACAACTATTAAAAATGGATGTCACGGATATCTTAGTTTCCTTCGCAAGTTTACGCATACTCATATCCGTCTTATAGTACAGCTTAAATAGCTTTTTATCATACCAGTGATCCCAAGACTCCACCTCTTCATTTATCTTCCTTAAAATAGAAGCCTCGGCCATCTCCTTCTCATAATTCACCTCCTCGTAGATGATATTATCACTAGTATTAAAAACATATTCGCTATCGTAATTGTCTATTCTGTAGACAACATACTTCGACTTAGCTTTAGAATAGTCACTCCAGAGATTCTTTATTGTTATGTAAACATAAAACTTATTAATCTCTGTTTCATTATACATTATCTTCTCAGGGTTATCCACATATTTGTTTAGCCTAAGATAAGTCTCGTGAACAAAGTCCTCGACTATATCTTCAGGTATGCCAATAGACAGACCCATAGCTATCCAAACATTATGGTTTTTACTGAGAATCTCTAACATTTAATGGTATGTGTATAAAAACTATCCCTAGACTAATTCTAAGTAGATCAAAGACTAAATCACCCTCCTCGAAAGAAGAGTGATGTATGTCCTCTAAATAATCAATTCCTAAAAGGAATCCTTTAATAAATTCAAGTTGTATATTCATATTGCATATTTAAGTTTCTTTATGACTACCATCATTATGTACACCCAAAGCATACTAGTCATCATAAAGGCGGTCAATAATAGACCATAAGTAAAAGTCTTCTTAATCAATTTTCTCATCACTTAGATTCTTGGTTCTCTAATATTAATTCTACAACTCTATCACATTCCTTTTGGTTCTGTGGCTTATATAGAGTGTACGCAGGAAACTGTTCAGCAATTAATCTTTTGAACAACTTCCATCTCATAGGGAATGACTCATTAGCTCTACCCTTGGTCTCAATTATAAAATCCTCACCGATAAAGTCCGGTGTATACTTAATTGGTAATATCTTCTTAGAACCCCTATTACGAAACTCACCCTTGTTATTGGCTTGTCTCTCGTAAGATTCATTAGGGAAATCAAACTTGTCTATAAGGATGAATGTCTCTCCCTCATATTCAGCTTTGATTTTATTTTTCTTTAATACCATATACATATATCTCTCTAATCCTGAAGCAAACCTGATTCCGTCATATGTTATCTTCTTTGCTTGTACAGGACCTTTCTTCCTGGATTTTCTCCTCATTCGTCAATTCTCTGAATTAGTGCAAATAATAGCACTATTAAGATAACGAAAAACGCAACATATAATATCATATTCTTAAATATTTATCCTTGTCTATTTCTTCTGGGATAGTTTCTAGTATATTAGGTAAACCGTAATTGTCTACCTCAAAAGCAAATTTGTCAAAAGAGAAGCCCCTGCTTCGCATACATTTGACTATTGCTATATTCTTTTGGTCTGATAATTCTAATGCTATTTGTGTCTCTGCTTTCTTCTCTAAGAATGAACCTAAGTGTCCGGTAGGTTTCTCTGAGTTCCAATTCGAATGAATTGCTGTGATTATATGGATATTCAGTTCTTGAGTCCATTTCATTAAATACTGAACGACCTTGCTAGATTCCTTTAGATCATTACTGTCTAACATTAAATCTACAATACCATCTATTATAACTAACCCAATATCAGGAGTATTGTTCAAGTGCCAGTCAATAAAGTCTAGTCTTTCCATTGGGGAATACCGTCTAAGGGCATAGGTAAGATAGTCATCTGACTCACCGCAAGTATCTGTAACTCTGCGGAATACTCTGTGAGCGTGGAATCTACCCTGCTCAGTATCGTAGTGAATAAGTTTTTTATTGTCTCTATAACCTTTCATAATCTTTGTTCTATCAGTTTCACCGCACATATAGGCCATTGCTATAAGTGAAAGGAAGAACGTCTTTTTGCTTTTAGGAGGAGCTTGTACAAAGCTGAAATTGCCGTAACTACCAATACCAATGGGGAAAGGATTAGGACCACCACTATAGCCAAAAGAGATCGCAAGGGGTGGGAGCGAAACTTCTGCTTTAGGATCAACATAGCTATCCTCCAGGATTCTTTTGTATTTTGTTTCATAATCAATTTTGAGTTCGTTCATATTCATCCTTGGTGTTGTAAACTATAGCATCCTTAACGAATAGCTTTATAGCTTCAGATATACTTCCATATGGCTTCAGTTGATTATTGTTTGCAATATCTAAAGCCATAATATTATTTTCTAAACTTCTATAGTTGTATTTAGACGGTGTGTTTAATACAAAACACAATTTGTCAATTAACATATGTTTAATAAACTCATAACTGACTTCTTCAATATAGTCTTGATTAAGTTCAAACATATGATCTACATACCAAGAAGCTAATCTTTCAAGGTGTATTGTTTTATCTTTATAATGATTATCTAAGGAAGCACAGTGCTCTACGATATCATTAAAAGCTCTCTTCTCTACCCAAGTCATATTATTCTGCTTGGATAAGTATTCGGACAATATTTTAATCTTGTTATCTATCATAATAAAAAAGGAGGGACGTTTCCATCCCCCGTTTTAATCTAGAAGTTTAAACCGTCAATAACGGATTCCTCTGCTTTGGGTTGGCCATTACCAACCGTCTTTCCATTCCCTAAATAAACTCTAGGTGTTTTAGCTTCTCTTTCTTCTTTAGTTTGGGACATAATAATAGAAGCGTTGTTCCCATACTGATCAGCTTCATCATTAAGAAAAATAGTAACGTTGATATAGCTACCCTTTTTACCTTTGATGACTTTAGACTTCTCTACTTTAGTTAGGTCTAAACTTGCATTAACAATTGTACTCATAATAAACATTTAATTAATTAAACTAAACTCTCAAGTTCTTTTTTGAGTGTAGAACTCACACTATACTTTTTAAATACCTCACTAATATCACCACCACTAGTAATATAAGATACGACTCTTTCGTAAGCTGCATCCTTTTTAGTCAGACTGGGTTTAGCTGAATAATTAGTTGCGTGGTCATTAGTGGCATCCGCATCTTTAGTATCATCTAATAAGAATAGATTACCTAAAGCATATTTCTTTGCATATGAAGAGGCTGAACCCGACTTCTGTGGCATTTGCATACCTTTTGCATTCAATTCGATAAAGGCATCATCTTGGGCCTCTATAGACGAATTAGGGTCTTCAGCATCAATAATCTTTGCTGTAGCAGTTACACAAGGCATACCGCATATCTCTTGAGTCACATTACTGACTTTTACACTAACCTTATATTTCTTAAGGTAAGGTTTAAGTGCTTCAAGGATATCCTCTGCACTTCTGTACTTGTAATTACCAAACTTGTTAGTCTGGTTCTTTGGAGCCTTGAGCTCCGTTTGAATTGCTAGTAGTTTTTCTACAATGTTCATAATAATAAAAATTAATCGGTTAAACTTCTTCCCTTACAATTTCTTTCCTCACTACATCCTTATACTCAACAGGACATTCTGGATCACATACTTCAAACAAGAAAGTTCTCAGTCTATCAATCTCTTCAGCATCTTCTCTAGTCTTTTTCTCTAATGCAGATATCCTCATAGTAAAGTAAGAGGAAAGGTCATAAAAGTGTTTCATTGTTATATATTTTTGTCTAAGTTACAAAAAAAACATTATCTACAAATATTTTAACAAACTTTAACATTTGCATAAAAAAAAGAAGGTAGACTACTTTTCTTCGTCTACCCTCCCTCTCCAAGAATTAATGTCCGATTAATTGCATTATAAAATTAATACAACTTACGTTATAAACCAAATCATATCCGGTTTTAAATCATCATTATCAACGTGAATGTATTTATGGTGCAGTCCAAATCTCCTAAATCCTACCATAGACAGTGCCTCAACGATTTTAAGACGTTTCTTGGCATTTACACATTCTATATGTGCTGCCCTACCTATTAAGTGAGAAGATGTCGTAGAAGCCTTGTAATGGACTGTATTATGGAAAGAACTAACATACCCACTAAGTATCTTAAATCTAATACCTGCAATATCTCTAGCTTCATCTAGCATAGCAATAAATTCCCTATCCATATATTTATATCCAGAACCTGGTAATCCTGGACAATCAAATTCCTCAAAACGAAAGTATTTATATTCCATTTTGTGAAATTAACCAAAAAATATATATTTGCAAAACGGTAGCAGTAAATCTACCTTAAAAATTACCAAACTTCTATAGGGATATAGTTGGATCAGATACTTTGAAATTTTGTTTTTCTAGGGGGCTTTTTCTTTTCTTTCTTTCTTTTTTTAACCCTTTTTTCTTTCTTTCTTTTCTTTTGAAGTTGTATTTAACGACCTTGTCCTCTATACTTCTTCTTATAGTTCTTAGAAGACTTTAGATGACTTGTTTTAGACTTACTGTGTACCCCAGGTCGTTTAACCTTAGAACCGCCTTTATAATTACTTATTTGAAGTTTAGCCATTACTTATTGAATTTAACACCAATCTTATCTGCGGTTCTAGCACCAAAATATCCACATAATACCCAGGTTAATAAACCTGAAGTATCTGTAGTATCTAAACCTAAATACCAACCAATAATATATGCTATAGTTAATACGGCTAAAGTAAGCGGTCTAACATTCCTTGCTAACCAACTTTGTGAATGACTGTCTGCAACCCATCTACGAGTTACTCCATCTATCTCAGCCCTCTCTAATTCAAGTTTCTTCAGTGCAACTTGTTTATCCTCCTCTGACATTGGAGACCCACCTATAATGGCTTGTATAACGTTACCCGCTAAACTATCCCCTGCTACAGCTCCTACAACGTCTGGTATCTTCTCTAAAAGGAATTTACCTACTTGGGTATCTTTAAATTTCTTCTTAGGGGTTGTTGACATAACTGATATAAAGTTGTTGTGCTAATCTTATTTCGTGGGGGTTATCCTTGCAAATGTCTTTAGTTAATTCTTTATATTCAGCTATTCTTTGTTTTCTTGCACTTGCACAACTTACTGTCGTTGCAACAAGTAATATTAGTATTATTCTCATAACGTTTGTTTGTTTGTAGAAGTAAAACTTCTGTTAGTTTGTCGATACTCTTGCGTATCTCCTTGAGTTCATTTCTTAAACCGTTACTCTTTACGGTTATTTCGTTTTTTGCCATAACGTGCTTCCTACGGTATTAGTAAGTCCATACGGAGTTTGGTTTTGAGTCATCGGTGTCACAGTGGATAAATGTCTTTGCAACTCCAATTCTTCTGAATCCTGCTTTGATGAGTGCGGACAATATAACATACCTGTCGTGTCCTCCTCCAACAGCAATATCTGCTGCGACTCCAATAAGATGTGAGGAATTCGGCACACCACCGACTTCGGCATTG